ATAAGATATTTGCAGACTACCATAAAGAAGTTGTAAAACAGTTTGGTGCAGGAAGTCCGGTAGTCGATGCTTACTGGAATGCTGTTGAAGAACTATGGTTTGAGAGGTAGGAAGATGGGGGCATTGGTAGATAATGAATGGGAAGATAAAATAAAAAAAGTGGACGAAAAGATCGACGCTGGTTATAAAGAAATCCGTAAATTGGATGAAAAGCCCGCGGAGAAACCGAAAGAAAAGGAAAAATAAAATGAGACTACGAAATTTCTTGGAAGAAGAATTAAAGAATGTCAACTGGCCGAAATTTCTCAAAGCAACAATGCAACAGACCATTGCGGATCTTGAGGCCCAAGCGGATTATATCGTCAAGAAAAACCCGGCCACAGCAGAAAAAGAATTTGAAAGATTTGTTGATGCTATTAAATCCTCAAATCTCAAAGCTGTCAGCACGCTTGATATACCTAAAGAGATGATGCAACAGGTCAACTATCAGATAGATTTCGCTGTCAAAGAAATAAAAAAAGAATATGGATGGTAAAGAAATGGACAAGATGAACGCACATACACCGCTTCTTGGCGGAGAGAGAAGAACAATAAACGAGGCTGATCTCGATAGTAAAATGGATAAACTCGAAGAAGATATCAGTAATGTATTGGATGTTATGGGAGACGCGTATGATGATATTCAAAACGAGTGGTCAGATGCATCTGGAATGATGTATCAGTATGATTTATCACAGACACCTAAAATAATCGCTGCTGCAAAGAAGCTTATAAAAGTTACCAATGATCTTATCACCAAAGTAGAGTTGATGACAAATCTGGAAAAGGCAAGACAAAAAGAAAAGAAATGAATTTTTCGACCTTCCTAACGGAACAGAAGTCAAAAGCGGTGGGCATATTTATCGGAAGGGTAACGCCACCCACGATAGCCCACCAAAAAATTATAGAGGATGCCTTCAGAAAGTACTCTAAGGTCTATATCTTTATCATCGAGGGCGAAAAAACCTCACAGCTTACAAAAAACTTTTTGTCGTTCAATCAGAGAAAAGAAATTCTCAAGGTCACAAATCCGAGAGCCATCCCTATTCTCGCTAAGGCTGGATATATCCCCGATATAATCGAGCAGAACCATATTGACACATCTAACGGTGTGGCTATTATCGCTGGGTCTGACAGGATAGACGGATATATGAACCAATTTGGAGATGTGAAATACAATGTTATTCCTGACGAGATAAAGAGAACGGCCAGTGATGTATCGGCATCGAAAGTCAGAGCGGCCCTCGCTGAAAAGGACTTCGCAACATACAAGAGAATGATAGCCAAGGGGCTCGACAATCAGAGATGGTTTGATGAGTTGAGAAAACGAATGGCTCGGAAGGGAAATGAAATAGAAGAAATAAGGTCTCTGAAAGATATTATCACAGAAGAAGTCAACAAGCACATTGAGCACTTTGAGGATAATATGCTGAATATGGGCGTCGAGGGCATTCAGCAAAATGTTCTCATAGCTAAGACATTGAGAGATACTCTATCTGGTTCATCAGCTGTAAAGGCCAAGATAACCGTGAAGTGGGATGGTGCGCCTGCCGTATTTTTTGGTATCAATCCAGAGAACGGAAAGTTTTTTGTGTCCACAAAAGCTATATTCAACAAGGAGCCGAAGATAGCCTACACCCCACAGGATGTAAAGGCATATTTTGGCCATGCGCCGAACCTTGTAACCAAATTGATTGATTGCCTGAAATACCTGCCCTCTCTCGGCATAAACACCATATATCAAGGCGACCTGCTTTTCACCAATGACAAGAAGTTTGAAAAAATAGACGGTATCGCCAGCATTACATTTACACCGAACACAATAACATATGCCATCCCAAACGATGACTCCGACTTGGCTAAGGCTGTCAGGGGAGCAAGAATAGGCATTGTTGTGCACACCGAGTATGTAGGCAAGACTATTGATACATTGTCAGCAAAGTATGATGTAAATGTAAAAAGATATTCAAATAGTAATGTATGGATTACGGACGCATATTTCGAGGATGATTCCGGTATAATCAATTTTACCAAGAAAGAGATTGGTGACATTGATTATATGATAGGAGAAGTTGAGAGAGTATCGAGGTATGTGAAGAGCGATATCTTCGTGAAACTGAGAGACTACGGTATCTATGAGTTATTCCGAAGATTTCATAATGAGCAGATAAAACAGGGTGCCCCTTTGAATGCGGTGTCAAAATATTTTGATGACTTTGTAACCTACATAGAGAACGCCCTTACTTCTTTACCGGCAAAAACACAGGCGACAATAGACAAAAGAACACAGAAAATTGAGGAAATCAAAATGTTCCTCAATAAATACAGGAGGGAGATAGTGGGGATATTCTACCTGTATCTTCTTTTTATACGAATGAAAAATATTTTCGTCCAGAAGCTCAGCCAGATAAGTAGTGTTGGAACATTCATTCGTAGTGGTGACGGTTACAGAGTGACAAAGCCAGAAGGGTTCTGCGTTATTGACAATGACGGCAGTATATTGAAACTGGTTGACCGACTTGAATTTTCGAGGGCAAACTTTACATTGGAGAAGGTATGGTAATGAAAAACAAACTTAAAAAATATTTAACAGAAGATGCTGGGCCCGGCAATAAAATATATGTATTTGATCACGGCAAAGCAGTTGGTTATTCGGAATCCGCAGCGCCGGCCTGTCTTACTTGTTTTTATAGCCTTCAACAAAATGTAAAAGCTGGCCATCATTTTGTAGACAGGATGACCTGTGAAAATCCAAATGTTTTTGAGGCTATTGCCAATGAACTGACAGCGCTAGGATTTTCTGATTTCAAGGGGGAAAATCCGATGAAATATCACGGTCAGTTTGATATGATGGTACACCCACAGGGTAAGTGCAAATTCTGGAAAAGAGGTAGATCATAGAAATGAAAAAGATAAGCGAGCTGATGGAAAAATATCTTATTGAGGAAAAAAAGGAAATGCCGGCTATTATCTGGAAGAAAGAGAACAAGAAAGGAATGCTGAGCAAGCTCAAGAATATGAAAGCCAAGGGATTCAAGACAGTGAGAATACATTCTGATAGTAGAGATCCTTATGGTTATACAAAATCTATCGCTGCTGCTATAAAAGACCTTGAGGCGTCAGTTGAAAAAGAAAGGACAAAGAAAAAATAAATGGCAGATAGAACATACTACTTTTACAAAGCAATAAGAAAGACCATCATACAGTTTCTCGACCTGTTCACGAACATTTTGGTGGCAAGATATGACAATGACGGTAACATTGTCAAAACTGTAGAAGTTCCTGTAAAATTCGGGCCAAAGGAAAAAGCATACTACTGGATAAAAGAATACTCTACAGAAGAAAAACTGCCGATGATATCCGTAGTCATACAGGGTATTGACTTTGACAGTGCCAGAATGGCTAACAGGAATACAGATGTTGTCATAGCGGTAGACAGAGAAACTTTTAGACAGACACAATATCCAAGTCCCGTTCCATACACCATCACATTTGGTGTTACAATATGGGCGCTTCATATGGTCGATATCGATCAAATTTTGGAGCAGATACTTCCATATTTCACGCCTCATATCGTTATGAGGATTACCATACCTGAATTAGAAACAACGATAGATGTAAAGGTGGTTTTCCAGAGTGCTATACCAGATATTCCCGAAGATTGGGGAGAGCAGGAATGGAGAGTAGTAAGATGGACATTACAATTTGCCGTCCAGACTTATCTATTCAAAGCGGCAGAGGTTGATGCCAGTGGAGAAGCAGGGGTCGATGTTATCAAGAAAACCATTGCCAATGTCTATACAGACGAAGATAAGTTTGAAGCCAGAGATACAGAAACATTGATGCTGACCGCCTCGCCGCCATTGAGCGGCGGTATGGACGAGATAGTATACACCGAAGCTCTTGGTTATGATGAGACAGCCGGCATACTGTTATATTACGAAATATTCTCTAATGAGAGGACGGACTAATGGCCGTAGCAACTGTAATAAGTAAATCAAATCCAACCAATTTTGAACTGGCTATACCGATACTTCCATCGGAAACAACCTTGGCTGCCACAGCTGAATTGAAGTTGAACATATACGGAACAATCATTCCCAGTATGACCCTTGAGGATGCGGAAGCTGCATATCAGGCAGGCAAGATTAGGTTTCAATCAGGAAAACTACAATTTGATCCGTGGACGGTCAATTTTATGGTGGACTCCGAGCTGAGGAACTGGAAGGTCTTAGCAAATTGGATATTTTACATAAATAATAATAAGGATGTTATGGGTCAGGCTCCCGATGACTCCGTGATCGACGCAACCCTCAGAATAATGGACAATTTTAACGCAAGTATTCTCACGGTTACATTTAAAAATATGTGGATACAATCACTGGGAGAAGTTTCTATGTCAACGAGAGAAGGAGAGAGCACACTGGAAAGTAATGCTACTTTTCTTTATGACAGATACGAGATT